CCTATTGCAGCTATAAAGCTTTTCTCTTCTTGCTCTAAGAGTAACCACCCTCTGAACAAGAGATACACACCATAGGTTGCTACTACTAATAGCAACCCTATTAACACTGTTATCATATCCCACATTGCTCTTCCTCCTTGATGCCAATGATCTCAATGATCTCAATGGTATCGTAGTTCTCTGAAGTACTAATGCTCTTAATGATATCTTCAACATCAGCAGATGCATCAACCATATTGTTAGCAGTTATGCCAACTAGATTGATACTACTTGTATCGGTTATACTGTCGATCAGTTTGTATGTTACATGATAGAACATATTGTTCTCCTTAGTTGTTATAAAAGTAGGCCTAGTTAACGTCTAGACCCAAGACGCCGTGCTAACTGTTACTCACTAGGCCAAGGTTGGACAAAGCTTTCGCACTTCCTCTGGTGTAGCTCGAAGATCAAGGCTCTACTAGCAATACCATGCTTTTGAACCTCTCTCCAGAGCAACCCAACGTCGTTACCAAACGACGCTCTACTGGCACTGTCAAGATCAAACGGATAGGCTTGACCTAATAGATGCTCACAAAGCGCATCTAACATTGCCATAGCAGAGATGCTACGGTTTTTATAAGTATAAACCATAATGGTTCTCCTATAAAGTTGCAGTGACAAACTCACTGTAGTTGTGAAGCATCATTGCTTCTTGGTTGTCATACCTTTAAGTATACTCATATCGAATATACTTAAAGCTATAACAAGTATAGCCGTGTCCTCCTCTCCGTAAGAACAGAGAGGTCGTTACTTCGGACTCTTCAAACACCTAATACTCTGGGTCTAGAGTGAACGTGAAGTCCTCTTGGTGCAGGTATTGCCTGAACTTAGGAGGGTTATCAGTCCACTCATACGCATCACAATCGTGCATCACAAGGTATGAGTCAGTAGCTCTGGATACAGAGTAACCTTCATTCTCGTAATACGCGATAGCGCATCGAGTGTTCAAAGACAATCGTGTTGTCTTCATATCGCAATAGACTCTTAACTGAAAGTCTATTATGTTATGGCATAGCATGTTGAGTACCATGTGTAGACAAGAGTGTGTTGTCTATCTCTTGTTGTGTCGGTTATGTTGACACACCTGTACCATTGTTGTGGTAGGTTCCTCCTTGTGAAGGAAGGGGGGTACCCAAATATATACCGGGGTACAACATATATATATTACACACAGGCACTAACCTCGAACTTTACTGGACACACAGGTACTAACCTTATCAAACAGATAACACCTAGGCTCTACCTCCCTTTTAAGGGGTGAAGTCTTAATGAAGAAAATAGAGAATTACATAAATAAAATTTCAGGAGAAATATATGAGAAACGATAGACAAAGAGAAGTTGATAAAGAGTTTACTGAAGCAGGCAAAGAAAGTAGATTTAAGCCTGGCGTATCTGGTAATCCAGGTGGAAGACCTAAAGGCTCTAAGAGTAAGATTACTTTAACTAAAGAGGCTTTTGAAGAAGTAGCTGGTTTGAGCCCAGGTGAGATGTTAGCAACTATTGCTCAACGTCATTTTGCTCAATGTACTGCTGCAGGTGATCAGATTGCTATTAAAGCGATTATGGAAGCTAACAAGTATATTGAACCTACTAAAAATGTAATGGCAGAGAGAGGCAAGGTTGCTGATATGTCGAAAGAGGAAATCAAAAGTAGATTGAAAAATTTAAAGATTGTAAATGATAAGTAAGAATAAAGAAGCCGCTGAGCTGATAGTTGAACTTGAGAAGCGGAATACCTGGGCCAGATGGAGGGAAGATCCTATTGCTTTTATTGAAGAAGCATTAATGATCTATCCTAAAGATGCAGATAAAGGATTGATTTATCTAAAGATTAATAAAGCCCAGGTTACGATTGTAGATGAGTATGTAAGGCAGATGAAAGAGATTGGTTATGTAAGAATGATTATCTCTAAGTATCGTCAAGCAGGTTTCTCTACAATTAGTTCTGCTCTAATCTTTCATAGGACTTTGTTCTATAAGAATACTAGAGCTGTAATTATTAGTTTAGATAAACCAACCACTGAATCTATCTTCCAGATGAGTAAGACTTTTTGGGAGAACTTACCAGAGGAGGTTAAGCCTAAGCTAGGGGTATCGAATAAGAGAGAAATGGTATTTGAAGGTAACGATTCTAAATTTAGATTGTTTACAGCAGGTGCTGATAACCCTGGACGTGGTACGACTAATACTGCATTGCTATGTGATGAAACGGCTTTCTTCCAGAATGCTGAGAAGGTAATGGCTGGTTTGTTCCAGTCAGTGTCGTTGACCAATGGTAGTATTATTATTATTAATAGTACGTCCAATGGAGCACAAGGTGTTTACTATGATCTATGGAATAAAGCAGAAAAGGGCGAAGGTAACTTTACCCCCTTGTTTGTTCCATGGTATCTTCAAGATGAGTACACGCTTAAATGCCCAGAGGGTGTTGAGTGGACTCATGATGAGCTTAGGTTAAAGGAAAGATGGAAGTTATCTGAAGGTCAATTATATTGGCGTAGAATCAAGATCGCTGAAACGTCTACTAATCTATTTAAACAGGAGTATCCGTTTACAGCGGAAGAGTCTTTCTTACAGTCAGGTAGTTCTGTTTTCAATAAGGAATCATTAGATAGATATGTTACGTCACCACCAGATTCTTTAAGAGAGTTTAATGATGCGTATAGTTCATTTGATGAATCTACTGAAGGAACACTTTCCGTATGGGAAGCTCCTCAGCGAGATACGAAATACCTGATTGGAGCTGACGTTGCATTAGGTGTACGTGGAGATTACTCAGTTGCTTGTGTTATGACTAGAGACAGAGAGATTGTTTCTATTTATCGTAGCAACAGAACTGACCCTGTTCGATATGGCAGGATATTGTTCTACCTAGGAAGATGGTATAACAATGCCTTGATATGTCCAGAGTCTAACTCTATTGGTATTGCGACAGTCCAACAGCTGCATGGTATGAACTATCCGAATATCTATCAGCAAAGGAAAACAGCTAATACTTATTCAGAAGGGATTAACCACTTAGGTTTTAAGACTACGGCTGCAACTCGTTCTCCAATCATCTCTAATCTTAGACGTATGATTGAGGATGAGGATATAGCTATACCTTCTGAGTTAGCGATAGAGGAATTACGTAACTTCATTGTTACACCTCAAGGAAAGCCAGAAGCTTCACTTGGGCATCATGATGACTTGGTGATGGCAATAGCAATAACGTGTGAAGCATATAGAACTCATGGACATTCCCTCACTAACCAGACGTTTAGTTGGGGAGAATTAAATACCAATTATCAAATAGATGATACAAAATGGCTATAAGTCCCATTAATAAGGACTTATATTGTACTTAAATTGCGAGTAATTAAGCATATATAAACCGAGAGAGAGCGAATGAGTAAGCATAAAATAGAGAAAGTAGATGATGACATGTTGATCGAGTCGATTGACAGAAATATCCGTAACGCTTCAGGTGGTTATACTGGATCGTCAGATGCATCAAAGAGAAGAGAAAATTCAATTTACGAAATGAGCTTAGAACCTAAAGGTGATTTATCTCCTCAAGGTGTGTCTAAAATTGTTTCATCAGATTCAGCAGAGATAGCTGAGGGTTACACCGCGCTGTTAACTAAGTTACTACTTGATAACAATAAGTTAGCATTATTTGTCCCTTATAGCAACGAAGTGGCCTCTATCAAGGCCTCCCAGGTTGCTTCGGACGTAGTAAATTACTGTTTGTTTAACTCTAATTCAGAAGGCTGGACAAAATTGTCTACCTGGATTAAGTCTGCAGTTGTATTCGGTAACAGCGCCATAACCTGGGGATGGGAAGAAAGCTTTGATTATGAAGTTGAGGAATACGACTCAATTCAAGAAGCGGTATTAGATCAAATATTATCAGACAGGAATGTTGAGATTGTAGGTGACCTTAATATCAAAGAGCCTTCATCCGAAGTCGTTACTTATGAAGACGTACGTTTAAGGCGTAAGATAGACAAGTCTGGTGTTAAGATTAAGAATATTCCGCCAGAGTCTTTCCTTATTGACAAGGATGCAGAATCCATTGCTGAAGCTAGATTTGTTGGATTAGTTACAGATATGACTAGATCTGATATCAGACGTAACTGGCCCGACTTCAATGGAAACTTATCTGAGATTGGTGAAGAAGCTTCTTTCAGAGATTCTGAATGGTCTCTTGAATCGTTTGCTCGTAAGCAAGCAGCTGGCCAAGATAACTGGATTAACTCTGATGACGATGCAGATGAAGCTAACATTTCTATTACTGTAATCGAGTGTTGGATTAGATCTGATCGTGATGGTGATGGTATTGCTGAGTTAAAGCATGTTATTAAAGCTGGTAACACAATCCTTGAAGAGGAAGACTGCTCTTACATCCCAATCGCGATACTTAACCCAATTGAGATTCCTCATGAATTTTATGGGTTGTCATTGCTAGATATGGCTCGTCCACAGACTCAAGCTACTACAGCTATCATGCGTGGATTCGTTGAGAACGTTTACTTCGGTAACTATGGACGTACGTTGGCAGATCCAAATGTTGTTGACTTTGCTGCTTTACAGAATCCTATGCCTAAGCAGATTATTGCTACTAATGGTAACCCAGCAGCTGCAATCCAACAGATTACTCCAGAACAGATCAGTCCTGGAACTGGAGCTATGCTTGAGTTCTTAGGAATGCAGAAGGAACAATCCACAGGCCTTAGTAAGACAGCAATGGGATTAAATGATACATTGTATGTTTCAGGTAATTCAGAACAGAAAATGGGAAGTGCTCAAAATGCTGCTCAAATTCGTGTTGAACATATTGCCAGAAGGTTTGTTGAAAGTGGCATTAAAGACTTATGTCGTGGTGTCTTAAAAGAGATGAAAGCAAATCTGAAGAATCCTATGCGCTATAAGGCAGACAAAGGCTATGCGTCTTTGACTCCTGAAGTATTGCAAACGATGCCTTCTAATATGGATTTAGATATTCAAGCTAACTTAGGTGAAAATTCTAATGTTAATGTAGGTATGAAGTTAAATGAGATTGCTCAGCTTCTTCCTGTTATGGCAAGTGATCCTGAAGCAGCTCCTTATATCAATCCATTAGCTGCGTTTAATTTAGCTACTGATATGCTTGCTAATATGGGGTTAGATCCTACTAGATACTTAGTAGATCCAGCGAATGAGGAAGCACAGCAACAGATACAACAGGAGCAACAGCAGGCATCTCAAATGGCTGAACAAGCTAAACAAGCTGAACTTGAAAAGGCACAACTTGATGCTAAGACAGCTGCTGCAAATATCAGTTACTTAAAAGCAGAGATTGATAATAAGCAGATTGATAATAAGCGTCAATTACTTGAAGCTGAAGATGAATCAAACCGTAAATGGGCTGAGATCATTATTAAAGCACAAGGTACTGATGGTGCTGAAACCCCAGTTCAAGTAGGGGTTACCTTCCAAGATTTATATCAAGATACTGAGAATGCAGAGAAAGAAGCAGAAGAAATTCAGCAGCAAGGAGAGCAATTAGCTCAATCTGCTATGGAGAACCCAGAACAAGCTATGCAGATGGCAGGCGAAGCTGGATTAGATATGGACGCCATGCAAGGCGTTATGAATAACCAATGATGAGAGATGATGAATGACACAACAAAAATATAATAGACATCAGGACTATAAGAAAGGTTCTGATGGTAAACCAAAGAAAGTATCTGTATATGATGACGCTCAGAGAACCTTGAGTAAAGGCTATCAATGTGAAGAACTGAAAGATGCTATGACTATGGTCACTGAGGATATTCTCAATACCTTGTTCAAAGACTGGTTAGATACCAAACACTTTGAGACAGAGCGTAGAGAGTTTATCTATAAGTTGGCTATTAGTCAGGGTGCAGTAATAAGAAATATCGAGAACTCCATTACTGCCAAGAATAATAAGTCTCGAGAAAAGAAGGATGCTGAATGATGAATGATTATATAGATGCCGCTATCAATAATATTGATATGCATATAGCTGCCCAAGTAAAGACTTTGACTGCTGCAAGAGGCACCATGCCTAATGCTGCTGGTCTTAATGATTTAATTGAAGCACGCAATAACATAG